TGGAGGATATCTTTGTCAGGCGTGGTGAGCCTGAGAACCTTGGGACCGCACGGTCTTATGTGGGGCTCAGTTATCGCCATTTGATCATTGCCCGACTAAGATCATTGACGGCGCGGGTTTGGTTCTTTTTCTCTGGCATTCCTAGCGATGCCATTGTGTTGGGCATTGTGACAGAGGTTCACAAGGAGGACTGCGTCAGGGCTTTTGATGAGAATCACCCTGACATCGAAGCTGTCCCCGACCTCCGTATAATGGCCCATTTGCCCATGGTATGTCGTGGTGGAAGTCAAGTTTGCTCTGTACCTGTGTACGACTTCAACAATGCCACATGCCATGAGGTATTCTTTGAACCCGCCATTCTCAATCAACTCGATGCCACTTTTGGGTCGAGTATGTCTTACACATTTGAGACCGTCCTCCAGAAAGCCCGCACGATGGGGTCGATTAATGTTCCAGCGGCCTACAGAGCTGATGTCGAGTATGGTTCCGTGGTGCTTTTCAGTGTTATTCGGAAAGCACGCCAGGCGAATTTTCGCCTGGCCCCACCCCGTCTCGACTGAGGTCCTACCCTGCCCTGTACGTCTATGGTTATAGGTACCAGGACGTGGGCAATGTCTTGCCACAAACGCGAGACATCAAACAGGGCACAGGCTTGACTAGGGTGGGGAGTGTGGTGAGAAGAAGGTTAGCTGCACGGTCCTTAGGCGTGCATGTGGAGGGCTTTGCACCGTTGAGTCCTGATCAGGGCGATGAAGAAACTCAGATGGAAGGAGCTTATCACAGGTTGTTGCGTGCCCCACCGAGACGTGACAATGCCATGATGAGAAGGTTCCGTGGGTTTGTTCGAGTTTGGTTGAGACACAATTTGGATCCGCTTCCTGCGGATACAGATTTATCTTTCGAATCCTGGCTTGAGCACACTCACTATCCTGAGTGGAGGAAAGAGGAGATCAGACGAGCTCATGTTCTGGTCTTGGACAAGAAGAAACATTTTAAGAATAAGTCCTTTATCAAAGCCGAATCTTATCAAGTGCCCAAACATGCACGTTGGATCAATTCACGTGATGACGGCTTTAAGGCATTTTCTGGTCCACTCTTTCACGCCATTGAACAGGCGGTGTTCAAGCTTAAATGGTTTGTGAAGTTCATACCCGTGGCAGATCGTGCCGCGTATATTAAGGAGTATGTTGATGCTGAAGGCTCATTGTTCATTGCCACAGATTATACTTCACTGGAGGCGTCCCTTGTTAGCCAGATGATGATGTGTGCAGAAATCCAATTGTACACGTACATGCTGGGAGAGACTTCTAGAGCCGGGGACATCCCGATTCTGGTAGATGCTCTTACATCCTTGCAACATTGCAGGGCTTCTGGGATGCTTGTCACCACCTTCGCTCGAATGTCTGGGGACATGTGCACTTCGTTGGGAAACGGGTTTACCAACCTGATGTTGCAATTCTTTATTGCAAAAGAGTGTGGTTGGGACCTCCCCCTGGTGGGGGTGGTCGAGGGGGATGACG